AGCGCCGGCATCCGGGGCGCCATTGATGAGGTTACTCCTGGGCTGCTCTGGCGACTCGGAAAGGCACGATGGGGAGGACATTCACGCGAGGTTTTCTTTGTGCGGCGTTGCCGGGGAAACGATGTGTCGAAAATCAGCGCGGAATTATCACATCGCCCGAAGACAATCGTGCTGACAACCACAGAAGCAACCGCTCGGAAATTGTGCAAAGCCCTGAACAACCTCGTCGTTAGTTTGGACTGCGTGGCTTCCTTCAATGGCGACCATTCCATCCTGGTCGACACAAACCGTATCGAAGGGCGGATCGCAGAAAAGGGTCTGGATGGTCAAAGCCGGGCAAAACGCCCCGTTAAGAGAAGGGCCTCGCGGACGGCCGACATCGACGCGTTGGAACGCGAGTTGATTGCGCATATCAAGGCCGCGCGCGATCATGCCGTCGCTGCCCGCGATCGCGGGGACGATGGCACACTGCTCCCCCGACCGAGCAGGGAGCAATTAGGCCGGTGTGCGGGGGTAAAACCCCATTCGGTCACTCGCTGTTTCGCAGACAGCCAAGCTCACCAGCTGCGATTCCTCTGGGGTATCGCAGCGGATCCCGAGCAGATTCTCTGCTATCGCAGCTGAGCGCCGTTTCACATTCTTTCAGTTTGGTTGATTTGCTGTAACTGCAAGAATGAATTTCTGATGCTGTAACCACCTGCGACGGAAGCACTTACAGTCCGACGCAGTTTTTTTATGCGCATTTGCTGCAAGTGCGCGGGAGGTTACCGCAGTGCAACAGGGCACTGCGGGGAAAAAACAAACCTCTCCGCAGGAGTCTCTTTGATGTGTGCAGCAGCTACCCCATCGATGGTGGATGCCCGTCGCCAAGATCGGCATACGGCAATCCCCCAGATTAGTGAGTTCGCGATTCGTCTCGTCCGCCGAAAAGCCAGGAAACTGGTCCGACACGTTCGGTTTAACCCGGCCGATCGCGAGGACATTGAGCAAGATCTGCTCTTGGCACTTCTGAAGCGTCTACGCAAGTTCAACCCGTCCATCGCGCACTACAACGCCTTCGCCACCACAGTCGTCGAGCGGTGTGTTGCCACGATGATTGAGCATCGCGCGGCCGAAAGGCGTGCCCCCCGCCAGAACAACGGCTCGCTGCACGTAGCAGTCGACGACGGCAAAGGCAATTGTGTTGAACTGCTGGCGACGATTGTTGACGGCCAGCAGAAGCGTCACGGGGCGCAGCGATCGCGTAGGGTCGAGGAATCATCAGACCTTGCTAACGATGTCGCGGACGGCATTGCCGATCTGCCGCCTCGGCTCCGTGAAATTTGTGAACAACTTAAGCACGACACTCCCGCCGAGGTGGCTCGCAACCTAAGAGTCGGCCGCGCCACCATTTACGAACGGATCAGCCGCATTCGCGTAAGGTTTGAGAAGGCCGGTCTGCATGAATATCTAAAAACTATTTCCGACACTTCGGGCGCAGATCCGGTAGGTAATAAATAGAGGCGCACGCATTTCGAAAGAACACATTCGCACTTAGACGGCCGTTATTAACCCGGCCATGAATCATGTCGAGCGACTGCGGGCGATGTATGGCGCGAGCAAATGCGAAACGCATGCCGCCCAACGTCCGCAGCGCTCGGCGTGGAATTATCAAAAACAACCACCAGAAAAACATAAACCACCAGGAACCCAATCATGAGCGTTCTGCCAACGGCCAGTCCCGTTATCCCTGATATCGGTTTTCTCATCCGAGAGCCGGCTGATGTCTACCACGCCAAGGCCAAAGAGAACTTGAGCAGCCATCAGCTGGGTGACTTCCGCAAGTGCCCGGCACTGTACCACAAGAAGAAGACGGGACAGGTGCCCGACGAAGATCGTCCGGCGTACCAGATCGGTCGGGCGCTACACACGCTGGTGCTCGAAGGGCGCGATACGTTCGAAGCAGAATATGCCGTCGGGGGGCCCATCAATCCGAAGACGGGTGGAATCTATGGTGCCAACACCAAGGCCTATGCCGAATGGGCAAGTGCTCAGGGCAAGGCCGTGCTGACCGTCGCACAGTTCAATCTGGTGGAAAACATGGCCGATGGCGTGCGGGCCAATGGGATGGCGGTCGATTTGCTTTCGGAAGGTATCGCTGAAGGCGTGGTGCGATGCGAATACCGCGACATGCCCTGTCAAATCCGCATGGACTTTTTTGACACCCATAGAGGCGTCATTGACCTAAAAACCTGTGACGATCTGACGTGGTTCGAGGCCGACTCGCACCGGTACGGCTATGCCTACCAGTTGGCGTTCTATCGCGCGGTGCTTGCCCAGGTGATCGGCATCATGATGCCGGTCCATCTGATCGCCGTCGAAAAACACGAACCGTTTCGCTGCGGCGTCTGGAAAATCATCGACGACACACTGGCCCAGGCCCAGAAGGAAAACGAGGCGACGATCGAGCGATTGAAGCGGTGCATCGCAACGGATATGTGGGGGACAGGTTATGAAGATGTGCGAATCTACGATCGGGTTTAGGGAATGCACAAAATGCGGTCTCACCAAACCATTAGAGAGTTTTGGCAAACATGCCGGCGGGAAGTTTGGACGCCGATCGATTTGCAGAGACTGCGTGTCAATTCACACTCGCAAATATCTCCAGACTGAGCGTGGAAAAGAGGTGTTTCGCAGAAGTCGCGATAAATTCTGTCGTTCAGAGAAAGGAAGGGCGTGGCGCAGGGCCAAAGCACAGCGACACCGTGTACAAAATCCAGGAAAGGCGAAGGCGCGTTCTGTTGTTAGCCAGGCAATTGAATCGGGGCGACTTCAGCGTCCGAACGCTTGCGAGAAGTGCGGTGCTATCGGAATGGTCGAAGCCCATCATTTCCTGGGGTACGCCGAGGAACATTGGCTTGATGTGAAATGGCTTTGTAAGAGTTGTCATCTACGCGAGGACGGACAGATAAGCGAATCACATTTTTCGGAGTCTATCTGATTGTTCAAAAAACGCCGGGACGTGGCGGGTGTGTTTGGTGCGAGCACGAAACCGAAACGGTTGCAGCCCTCGCCCGCCCGTCCCGGCACGAATCTATCTGTTTTTACACACAACAACGAAAGGATCCGATGATGTCACTTCCCTCGTCCGTATTGAACCAGATCAACCTGCGAGCCCCGAAGGGCATTGTTTACGGCCCACCGGGGGTTGGCAAAACCACCTTCGGCGCCGGTTCGGGAGGGCTCATTGTCGACACGGAAAACGGCGCCGCGCACATGCAGTGCGATCGCACGCCGTACCTGCCTGATTGGAAGGCGATCGAACAATGGCTCAATGCCCTGGTCGCGGGTGGACACGAATACGGGGCCATTGTGATCGACTCGGTCGACTGGTTGCTTCGTCGTGCCGAAGAGCACGTTTCCGGAGTGGATGGTTCCGCGACGGGCATGCGTCAGACGCTCAACCGCGCTCATGGCGGATATGGCAACGGCAAGCTCGTGTTGAAGAACTATGTCTATCAGTACCTGTTGCCGACGCTCGACAAGCTCGTCAACGCTGGTGTGGCTGTGATCCTGTTGGCCCATGCCACGCGACGTGAAATCACGGCGATCGACGGCATCACCAGCGAAAAGTCCTCTCCGGAAATTCACCCCGATCTGGCCAATACGATGATCGAGTGGTCGGATTTCGTTGGTGCGGCCTGCATGACGCCTAGCGGACGTCAATTGATCCTTTCCGAAACCAACCAGCTGCTGGCCAAGAATCGCTACGGAATCTGTGATCCGTTGCCCCTGTCGTGGCCGGCGCTGATGGATGCGATGACCCCCAATAACTCTTTAACTTCTTTAGAAAATGGAGATGTAAGCAATGGCTGATTTACATGGTTTTGACGCTAACAAAGTGGAACCGCGCGCTGCAATGGACCCGATCCCTGCGGGGAAATATTTGGCGATGCTCAACAGTTCTGAAATGAAGGCGAACAAATCGGGTACCGGACAGTTTTTGGAGCTGGTGTTTACGATCGTCGAGGGCGAGTACAAAAACCGGCAACTTTGGGCGCGGCTGAATTTGGTCAACCCCAATGAACTGGCGGTCAAAATCGCTCAGGCTGAACTATCGGCGCTCTGTAGGGCGGTCAACGTGCTAACGCCGCGCGACAGTTGCGAGTTGCACGGCTTGCCATTGATCATTCAAGTCAAGTGCAAGCGACGAAAAGACTGCGATGAGATCACCAACGAAATCGGTGGGTATGAAAAGCGGGAGGCCATCACCGGCAAACCGCAGCAGGCGACC